GTGGGGGACATGGGGGAATTTTGTGGAATGATTATATTTATGTTCCTCTCTATCCTCGAATCCTGAAATACTCAGATTAATTCCTTAAGATTACATTAAGACTCCCAGTTAGTAGGGGGAGGGGTGACTGAACCTGGCCTGGCTAGACCGATAGCAGGAGATACGAAGTTGGGGAGGTGGGTGCGAACCCCGCCACTTATTACTGATGATACATATTCGTATACACATACCTCGCCACACGTATACATTTAGGTGTTCTCTATTCTAGAATGTGAAACATTACCTCCTTTATCAACCCTCTCATGCCGATATACCCTTTAATCCCACTCAGATAGCCCTAATCGTCCTTAACGGGACAATAGACCCTAACCTCGCCACATGCTCTTGAATGCCTTTAAACCCCCTTACGATGCCCTGAAGAGCATATACCTTGATTGGTGTCTATACGCTGTACGCAGTACGCGAGGCTAGATAAAATAAATTGCAGGATTTACTTGACAAATGGGGGTAATGCGGTATATACTATATAAGTAAGAACAAACAACAGGAGATGATTATGTTTGATTGGCCACACAGAACCTATTGCGATACGTTAGAAGAACAGCGTAAGTTGGTCAGAAGTATAAACATTTTCAATTATAAACGAGTCAAAGCTATTCTGTTATCTCTTATTGAAGAGAACCAAACATACGGAAACAGAATGGAAGCAGGGCTGTCCTACAAAGAAGACCTAGACGGTTTACACAAGAAACGAAAGAAACTGCGTAAAGAGGTCGATCTTCTGAAGGAACAGGTTAAGATGCTGAAGGATACAGTAGGGATAGCAGAAGAGAAGGAAGAGCGAGAAATACCTGTTTCTCTCAGACGTATGCTAGACGACGAGGATGAGGACTAATGCCTACCTACGAATATAAATGCGAGAAGTGCGAAGCAGAGTTTGATGTAGTTCTTCGTATGTCTGAGCTAGATGAAGTAGTTGTAGAATGTGAGAATTGTGATATACCAGCTATCCGGGAATTCCGGACACCTGCTAACATGAGCATCCCCACTCACATGCAAGCGGCACCCAACATGGATAAGAAAGAGAAAGCTAGGGTTCCCATAAATATAATTGATGAGTTACCTAACGGCGGTTGCAGGGTAACAAGAATCGGAAAGAAAGGGGATATAGACAATGACTGAAGATCAAAGAGAGATGTATCACAAAGAAGTACAGGCTGACAAAGAGCAGGCGATCCCATCGGCACTAAGACTACAGCAGATGGAGGCTCTAGAGATATATTATAAAGCGGCTCTGGAAGATGATACAGTTAAGCCCTTCTTGATCAACGTAGCTAAGAAGCTGAACAAGATACTACAGAAGTTAGATGTACCACATAAGGAAGAGAAATGAAGCAACATATCATTGAGGTAAGCAGCAGCGGGGAGTCAGCACATAAGTGTGTAGACAGACGCGGTAATGCAGGAGAAGCTTACCTCATTGTTATTGATATGGAAGCAGGGCAGGGAGCAGTTACTTTTGAGTTCACCCCCAACGAGGACTGCCCAGAAGAAGATCCTACTATATGGATTGAACATGATGTGCTAAACAATATAACAGAGTCATGTGCCTCTACTATCAGTGTGCCCTTCCAGGCATTTAGAATATGTGTTAAAGAATACAAATCAGGAACAATCAAAGCTAGGGTAGTTCAGGGAGGTTACCATGACTATTAAGTTCATACCTTCCAACCAAGGTGTTAAACTGCTGGACAGAGAGAAGCAGGATAAGATGATTATAGACTTACTTAAGTGCACTATTAACGGACTCAAGAGAGTTGAGCTACAGCTAGAGAAACTAACAGAAGAAGAGATTGATCCAGACGACGGAGACAAACTATGAGTATGATTATATCAGATGGTACGGGGTCTGGGAACACCACCAAGGTCAGTGGTAACAGGGTCTTTTCACATGCAATCACAGAAGCAGAGCCTATTCACTCTACAGAAAGGGGAGATGCTTACAACTTCAATACCGGTAACATCGGATTGACAACTGCTTCAGCCTCTAGTGTCATGTATATACAGAACAACGAAACACAAGACTTAATCGTCGAAGCTATCGCGTGTGGTGTAGATTCTGCGGGAACTACCAACAATCTAACGACTGTTACTGTTATCCGCAACCCAACATCGGTTGACTATTCGACAGCAGTAGACATGAACGCTAACAGGAACTTCGGTTCATCTAAGACGATATCAGCGGATGTTTATAAAGGGGCTGAGGGTTCTACAACGACTGGTGGTAATAGTATTATCCAGTTCTATATGGGTGCTGGTACTCGGTTGTTTGCTCCTATTAACTTGTTGTTGCCACGGGGTTCTAGTATGGCTATTGAGATGGACACCAACACAACGTCTGGAACTACTAATGTATACGCTGCGATGGTAACTTACCTTAAAGACCCTAACCTACAGGACTAATCACTATGAGTATAATTAAAGATGGCTCTGGTACAGGACGCACTTTAAGAGTCAATGAAGAGAACAGAGCTGATGTAGAGGCTATCTCTAGGCCCATTGAGCAACACATTAATGAACTATATGAGAAGTACTTCTCTCTTCCATTCGATGCTATTGATCCAGTGGGTGCTGACGACTACTTCTTCTACCTAAAGAACACAGGCACAAAGAATTTACATATAACAGATCTCCGTGCCCGCTCTACCGTTGCAGGTACAATTGAATGGCACGGCGTTACTGGTACTCCTTCGTTTACTTCTGATACGGACATTACACCCGTAAACAGGACATTGGGTAGTTCACAAACACTCATAGCTACAGCAAAGACCGATACAAATACTACAGGACTTACAAGTACCGGTGTTCTATTTTACCAACGACTAGATACTGCCAATGAAGGTGAACATATAAGGACATCCGGACATATCATCATGAAGCCGGGTCAGGCAATGGCATTGTCCTGGGATACAGCAACGGGTGCGCTCAGTGGTGTATTAAGTGTTTACGAGGATCAAGGGGTTACTTAAATGAGTATAGATGCGAGGATTGTAGATTCCAAGACAGGCAAAGCAGCAGCTATAGTTGGTGGTAATGCACTTGCTGTCAATCCTCCTCATCCTTCTTTGTCCTTCAATGCTACCTTGGGAACAGATGACACAGTAGTTAACGTTGTACCGGCTAAGGCTGACCATGTGTTCTGTCTAACCAGTTTGCTGCTTACCGGGAATAAGAGTATCAACACCAATGTAGATGCTGTAGTTCAGATATACGTAGCATCAAGTGAGACAACGGCAGCTGCTGATGCAGACGTACCCTTAATTTCAGTTCCAGTAGCACAAAGCTCTTCAAGAGATATCACAGGTATCTTACTTGAGACCACAATAGGTAAGTGGATTAATGCTGTAACCTCTGATGATGATGTATTTGTTACTGTTCTTGGTTACTATATAAAGGTGGAAGGATAATGAAGCACTGGCTACATACATTGAGAAAGAGAATAGATGAGCGGTGGTTGTATACACGTAAAGTAGCTTACACAACAATGGTGGTATATATAGTATGGCAACTAATGATCCTGTTACAGTCCCATATAACTTTACTCCTCGCGGGTATCAGTTAGAGCTGTTCCAAGCAATGGACGGTATTCAAGGTCAGCCAGGTACGGGGAAGAGCAGAGCTGCCTTAAGATGGCACCGCCGGGCTGGTAAAGATAAGTGTTGCTTCTGCTACCTAATCAAGCAAGCAGCACAAGTAGCAGGTAACTACTTCTACGTGTTCCCTACTAAGACAATGGCAAGACAAGCATTATGGGAGAATGTGGATAGCAGCGGATTCAAGCTGTTAGACCATGTGCCCCCTCAGATAATCAAAAGGAAATCTAATCAAGAGATGTTGATGGAGCTGGTTAATGGCTCTACCATCCGTGTTTTAGGTTACGATAAAGACCCTGATAGTATTCGGGGTATCGCATGTAAGGGAGTGGTGTTCTCAGAGTTTGCTTTCTCCGACCCCGAATCTTACAAGACGATGATCCCTGCATTGAGGGAATCCGAGGGTTGGGCTATCTTCAACTCAACGCCGAACGGACGTAACCACTTTTATGATATGTGGAAGAACATTGTAGACTCACCTCGGTGGTTCTGCTCAATGCTACAGACTTACTGGCCTGATCAACCTGGTTACAGTGGTCTTATTAAGAAAGAGTTATTTAGTGAGATAATGGAAGAGGAAGGACTCACCGACGAGGATGTGGAACGTGAGTACGGAGTATCCTTTAACTCAGGGATGAAGGGGAGCTACTATGCTGATTTTATCCAGGATGCGCTGAACACGGGTAGGATAGCTCCCTACCTATATGATGATCAACTGCCTGTTAATACTTACTGGGATATTGGTATCGATGATACTGATGCTTGCTGGTTCGGACAGACGGTTGGTAATGCAATACACTTCATTGATTACTATGAAGAGACAGGGCAGGGCACGAATGACATAGCCCGTATGCTACTTAACAAAGGGTATGAGTATAGAACACACTACTTACCTCATGATGCTGGTCACCGTAAGAAAGCTAAAGAGGTGGTTACTACAGCAGGTGAGCTTGAAGATTCTTTAAAGGACTTTAAGGTAGGCGGTAGAGTAGATGTGCTGTCTCGTACAACTAGCGTACAAGCAAGCATAACAGCTGTTCGTAAGAGGTTCCCAGTATACAAGTTTGATTCAATTACTTGTAAGGAAGGGATCAATCATCTTGAACTGTACCATAAAGCATATGACAAGAGGCGTAAGATATTCCTCCAACAGCCGATGCATGATGAACACTCACATGCTGCTGATGCTTTCAGGATGGAAACAGAGAGCATGGACAATCGTAACGATAGCTTCTTCAAGATGAACAACATATCAGTCAAGAGGGACTATGATGCTTTTGATGATTGGTAATATAGTGATGGCCTTCCTACTGTTCCTAGTGGTCCTGGTAGGAGGGTGTTATGTTTGTACATATGAGAAAGCCCCTCTAGGGGAAAGATTACAAGTACTCGGAGTGGGGTTAGGTATATGTCTAGGAATCGCTCTTCTGCTTATTACATGGTAAAGTTCATAGCCGCTGTTCATTTGATGGTGATCTTCGGAAACACAGCAGCCATACCATGCTTGATATACTACCAGCCATTCTATATATGGCTACCAATTATAACGTTCTTAGTCAATCCAATGGTAGGCGGTTCCTACTGTTTAATGAATAGACTAGAGAATCACTACAGAGCTAAGGCTAATATGCCTTTCATAACTGATAGATTAACAGAACTATTTAGGAGATAACCATGGGCGCAGCAGTCGTACCGATCATAGCAAGTGTAGCAGGTAGCGTGCTGTCTAGTGCGTTAGCTCCTAGCAAACCATCTGCACCAGCAGCAATTCAACAAGCTATTCCTCAAGCAGCACCTGAGCCAGAAGCCCCTGAGCCAGTAGTATCTAAGGCAGAAGATTTAGGAGAAGAGCCAGTAGTTGATACTGAAGCCGCCAGAGTTCGTGCAGCTAAGAGACGTAAGTCAGCAGAAGACAGACGCTTGTTTGCTTTAGGTGAAGATAACGACGAGACAGTGATACTGACGAAGAGCTTATTAGGAGAGTAACATGGGTGCACCAGGACCATTAGTAGGAAACAGTGATTCTGCCGACCTTCCAAGTGTTAGTCCAGAGGCAGCTAGTGCAGTATCAGAGTTAGAGCAGTTGTTCAATCGAACAGAGACGGTGAACATAGGAACTGCAAGAGAAGAGAATATTGTAACTAGAAAGATTCAGTTTGGACAACAGAACCTTGGCGGTGGTAAGTTTGCATTACACGGACCAGGTGCTTCACGTATTAATGAGATAGCTGAGAGATTTGGAACTACAGGTCTTGAAGCTCTTAGTCAGTTTAGAGCGGACTTAACTCCAGGTACTAATACAACTATTAGATTACGTAACCTTCTTAGCCCAGGTGATCAAGCTAGGGCAGACAGAGAGAGTCCTCAAGTATCTACTAAGGTTAGTACTGTTGAGGAAGCAAACAGAGCAGCTGGAGTAGGTGGACAAAGAGCAGCAAGTAAAACAAGTGTAGCACCTACATCACAGCGCAGACGAGGCGCAACTAAACAACGAACTCTTATATCATTAGATGATGAGAGCAAATCAACCATACTAGGAGGTTAGCATGTCAGGACCAAATGGATTCTTAAGTAGACCTCTTGACTTGTCTGGTCTTCAAATAGACTTACCTGCTGATGCACCTGCTCCGGCTGAGACAGCTGAAGCTCCTGTAGATGCTGGACCTGCTAAGTCAACTGCTGCCGCTCCTGGCGGTAACGTAGCTGGCGGTGCTCCTGAAGCACAACAAGCTAGCTCAAGCAGACGTGAAGCTGAGTCAGTAACGAAGAAGAAAGCAGGAAGGTCAAGACGCAAGAGCTTAGTATCATTAGACGACGCGGGCGGTAAACCAACAATCTTAGGTGGCTAATATGAGTGATAAAGTACAGAGAATAGTTCAGCTCGCCGATAGCTTGTTTAATGCATCAGAGCGTACTAACAATGAGAACTTATGGGATGAGCTATCTGAGTTCATGTTGAACAACCAGTGGAAGTTCAATAGACAACAGTCAGTATCTGCTACAGACATCTCTAGCTTAATGAGCACTAATGCTGGGACTAAGAAGACACGTAGACTATATGACTCTACCGCTCTTCAAGCAGTGCAGGACTTATCAGCTGCCTTCCAAGGTACACTGACTAATCCAGCTACTACATGGTCTAAGATGCGATTCAATGATGATGCTCTTAACAACGATTCAGACTCAGGTCTCTGGCTAGAGAAAGTCAATGACATGATGCACAATGAGTTCAACGAATCTAACTTCGACACAGAGATAGCTAAAGGCTACCAATCATTAGTGTCGATGGCTAACATGCCTATCTTCCACGAAGAGAGAGAAACTAAAGCAGGTGAGCATGATGGTGTTCGCTTTACCTCCCTTCACTTAAGTCAAGTTGTTTGGATGGAAGATAAAGAAGGAATCGTAGACAGCCTATATCGTAAGTTCACAATGAGAGCTAAGCAGGCTGTAGAGAAGTGGGGAGATGCAGTGCCTCACGAGATTATGAAGGTGGTTGAACAAGAGCCTAATAAAGAGTTCCAGTTCTTACATGCTATCTTCCCACGTAAAGACAGTGAAGTTAAGCTGAATGAATTAGGTTTAGCTCCTGGTAAGAACAGACCTTGGGCATCTATCTACATCTCAATCGAAGGGTTGAAGATGGTTGAAGAAGGTGGCTACTATGAGATGCCAGTATATGTGGCTCGTTGGTCAATGTTATCAGGTGAGTTATACGGACGTGGTCCTTCTCACTTAGCTTTACCAGATGTGCGTACACTTAACAGACTGAAACAACGTGGTCTGGAAGCGATGGACTTACAGGTACGACCACCTATCCTAGCCAATGAGCGGGATGTGTTCGGTCAGCTAGACTTAAGACCTGGTGGGATATCAATTGTTAAAGATGTTAACGGTGTTAAAGAGTTCGTGTCACAAGCACGAGCAGACATCTTAGAGTTTAGCACTCAAGACTTGATTCAATCAATCAAGAGTATGTTCTTCCTAGATAAGATTCAGCCTCTGAGCAACTTAGATAAGAAAGAACGTATGTCTCAGTTAGAAGTAACTAAGAGACTCGAAGAGATGCAATCAGTGTTAGGTCCGGTACTAAGCCGACTGAACTCTGAACTACTACAACCTCTGGTGATTCGTCAGTTTAAGATTATGCTTAGAGCAGGTGTCTTACCTGAAATGCCAGACATGGTTAAAGAACGTGGGCTTGACCTTGAGATAGTATTTGTCAACCAGTTAGCACGTTCACAGCAAGTACAAGATGTTAGTAGTATACAACAGTGGGTACAGAATTTGGCAGGCTTGGCCCAACTAGACCCAACTGTTATTGATAACATCGATAGTGATGGAATAGCTCGACACACCGCTAAGATCCTGGGTGTTCCTGAGGTGGCAGTTGCCAACCAAGATGAGATCGAGCAAACGAGAGCTGCTAGGCAACAAGCCCAACAGCAACAACAAGCACTTGAGTCCGCAAACATGGCTGCCGATGCAGCTGCCAAGGCGGGTAACTTAGGAGAGTAATATGAACGACCACGGTATGGAAGACATTAAGAAGTTTAGAACAGCACTACATCGACTCATGGCGAGTGATGACGGAAAGATAGTTGCTGAGGGGCTGAATAGGATGTACGTAGAACAATCAGCACTTGGAGACAACGAGCTACAAACAGCTTACCGTCTGGGCCAGAAAGAGTTTGTACAAGGCATACTTGCCGACGCTGCTAAAGAACTAACCTTCTAGGAGAAACATAATGTCTGAGAATATACTAAACAATGAAACACCCGCCGCTGCTGAAGCACCTGTTGCAGAATCTGCAAGCACTGAAAGCCCAGCAGTTACCAATGAGATTAACCTTTTAGACCATGTGTCGGCTGATCATAAGTCACTGGTTGATAGTAAAGGTTTCAAGAGCGTAGACGATGTTGTTAAGAGCTATGCTAACCTTGAGAAGATGGTGGGGAATTCAGTACGTATACCTCCTGCCGATGCAAGTGCCGAAGCCAAACAAGAGTTCTATGATAAGATCAAGGACTTAGATGGTGTTGTTGTTAAAGGCGATAAAGATGAAATGTATAACAAGTTGGGTCGTCCTGAATCAGCTGATGGATATAAGCTACAAGACGTAGTTAATGCTGAGATGTTCGATAAGGTACCAGGCTTAGGTGAAGAGATCAATGACTTCAAAACTATAGCACATGAGATTGGGCTTAGTGAGGAGCAAGCATCTAAGTTAGTTGAAATGAGAATGGGTACACTTAGCGGAATGGAAGCACAACAAGACGCTAATCGTGAGATGAGTGAGAAAGTATTACACGAACTGTGGGGTCAGGATTACGATAACCGCCTGAACGCAGCTAAACAAACTGCTAAGATCTACAGTGAGAAACACCCTGATGCGATGGCCGACCTGATCAATGGTCCTGCTGGTAACAACCCAGCTCTCTTAAGCATGCTAGCTGAACTAGGTGGCACGTTCAAAGAGAAGGGACATGAAGGAATGGTTACTACCAACTTTGGTACGACACCAGATGAAGCAATGAGAAAGATACAGGACAAGAGAGCTGATCCTGGCTTCATGAAAGCATACACCGATGATAGAAATGTTGGACATAAGAAAGCCGTTGCTGAGCTAGCACGTCTTTACCAACTAGCAAATGGTGCATAAGAATATGGTCTTGTAGTTCAATTGGTTAGAGCACCCGCCTGTCACGCGGGAAGTTGCGGGTTCGAGTCCCGTCAAGACCGCCAAATAGCAAGGGATAAGGATATAACGGAACCCCTCTTGCTTACTCTCCGTTCGATTAAGCTGCGTTAATGCTAGAACAATGGCCCCTTCGGGACAAGCCGTTCAACAATGTATTACCTATCTTTTAATAACTATGGAGAGTAAGCAAATGGTTGCTACTGTTGATACTGCGTTTATTAATCAGTTCGCTGATAACTTACACAGCCTTGTAGAGCAACGTGGTTCTAAACTACGTCCTTCTGTTAAGGTTGAAATGGCTAAGGGTGAGAAGCATTTCTTCGATCGCTTGGGTTCTTTTGAAGCTAGTGAAATCACAAGCCGCCTGCAAACGACTGATCTTATTGATCCAGCTCATAGCAGACGTATGGCTTCTGTGGCTCGTTATGATGCTTCTACCTACTTAGATGACATCGATAAGTTGAAAATGTTGATCGATCCTACGAATGACTATGCTATTAAATTGGCACGTGCTCATGGTCGTAAGCTTGATGACATCATCATCGACTCTATGTTGGGTTCTGCTGCTACTGGTCAAGGTGGTGCAGGTTCACAAGCATTTGATACTGCTAACCAACAAATCGCTCACGGTTCTGCTGGCTTCACGGTTGCTAAGTTCAACCAAGCTTTGCGTATCCTTGAAAGCAATGATGTTGATATCGATGACGTTCGTTTGTACTTGGCAATTGGTGCCCGTGCTGTTGAAGACTTGTTAGGTGACAGCTCTAACCAAATGACCAGCTTTGACTTCCAAGGCGAGAAAGCTTTAGCCTCTGGTGGATTACCTAGCTTCCGTGGAGTGAACATCATCCGCACGCAACGTATCCCTGATGAGACTGCTGACACGACTTACCGTGGTCTTTTGTACACCGAAGACAACGTTAAAGTTGCTATGGCTCAGGACATCGAAGTTAAGACGGCTGAACGTGCTGACGTTAACTTCTTACAACAAGTTTCTACGTACATGATGTATGGTGCTGTTCGTATGGAAGAAGAGACTGTTGTTGACGTTCTTTATCAGTAGATCGAGAAACATAACCTTAACGAGGGGTGATAATAAAGCCCCTCACAATTGGAGATATAAATATGACTGCTACTACAGTTAAATCAGAAAACGTCACGAACGTTGAAGCTAGCCCAATCGTAGCTCTTGACCGTAAGAAAGGTCGGATCAAGACTCAGATTGATCAAGACGCTATTGCTACAACTTCTTTAGACGAAGTTAATGACTTAATGTTGTTCTGCCCAATTCCTTCTAATGCTGTTATCTTAGACGTTATGCATTTGAATGATGACTTAGACTCAAATGGTACGCCTACGCTTGACATCAACTGTGGTCTTTACTACAGTGGTATTGGTGGTACTCAGAAGCTGAACGGTAATACTTCTGGTACGGTTATCGATGCTGATTGTTTTGCTTCTGACAGTGCAGCTTTTGTTGCTGCTGTTACTAGCTGGACAAGCTTACGCTTCGAAGCTGACGACATCGTCGACGTTAAGAAAGAGGCTTGGGAAGTTGCCGGCCTAGCTGCCGATCCAGGCGGTTTGTTATATGTTGGTTTACAAGTTGGAACTAACGCTGCTGCTACAGCCGCTGCTGGTGACATCGTATTACGTGTAGACTACATCTAAGCTATAACCCAAGGGGGAGGGTTTATATCCCCCACTAAATTCTAAGACACAGGAGATATTGTAACATGGCATCACAAGTACAGATATGCAACTTAGCCCTAAGCAGATTAGGTGCCAGCACTATTACTTCTCTTGGGGACAACACCACAGAAGCTAAGCTGTGCAATACCTTCTTTAATGACCTTGCTGATGAGGTAATGTCAGAAGGATCATGGACATCTACAATCACAAGGGCTACTTTGGCTCTTACTACTAACACTCCTGCCTTTGGGTTTGATAATGAGTTCCAACTACCAGTAGACCCACAAGCACTTAAGATCCTAAACATAGACGAAGACATACCAGGAAGTACGACGTATCGCATCGAGGGCGACAAGCTCTTAAGCAATAACGATAACATGAAGATACGATACATAGCACGCCTTACTGATAGTGAGGACTGGGACATCTACTTGCAAAGAGCCTTCATAGCTAGACTAGCTTCTGAGCTGGCCTATCCTTTGACTGGTGATGACAAGAAAGCAGCTCTTGAGTTCCAGCGTTACGAGGGATTCTTAAGTCGTGGTCTTGCTCAGAACGGACAACAAGGCAGCAAGCAGATAGTTATATCATCGGATGCAATAGACGTGAGGTTCTAACATGGCAAAGCAGCTAATCAATCAGACTTCTTTCACCTCAGGTGAGATAAGCCCCAGGTTATACTCAAGGTCTGATACTGCTGAGTATGCCAAGGGTCTTGAGACTGCTACTAACTGCACGATCACTTCACATGGTACTGTTAAGAGACGTAATGGTTCACAGTATATAGCTGAGGTTAAAGACAGCAGTGCAGCAGTTAGGCTAGTTAGGTTTCAATTTAGCCAGACCTTAGCCTTTATCCTTGAGTTTGGTAACACATACATCAGGTTCTTTAAAGATAGCGGACAGGTAACTGAGTCTGACCTAACCATCACAGGAATCACAGCAGCCAACCCAGGTGTAGTGACATCTACATCTCATGGCTTATCTGATGGTGATCACGTATATATCACTGGTGTAGTAGGAATGACTGAGGTTAACTCCTCGACTGTTCCTTACAAGGTAGCCAACAAGACAGCCAACACCTTTGAACTTAATGATGTAGATGACAATGCTATTGACACTAGTGCATATACTGCATACAGTTCTGGTGGTGTTATCAATAAGATTTATGAGGTAGTGTCCCCCTACAGTACAGCTGAGGTTCAGGACATACAGTATTCACAAGCAGGTTCAACTCTGTATATAGCACATCCTAGTTATGCTCCACGTACATTAACCCGTACTTCGGACACTAACTGGACGCTAGCTTCACTAAACTTACTGCCACCTCCTACATATGAGTCAGGATATCTTGACACAGGAATGACGGTAACTCCTGCTGCTACTACTGGTGTAGGCGTCAACTTCACTGCTGGTAGTGCTGTATTCCTAGACGGTGATGTAGGTAGGCAGATTATAAACTCATCTTCAGGTGAGACAGGAAGAGCCTCTATCGTGTCTATCACTTCTACTACAGTAGCTGTGTGTGACATCGTTGAAGACTTTACAGATACCAATGCCATTGCTGATGGTGATTGGAGTATAGACTTAAGTCCAGTTGTAGACTTAGAGACAGACGCTTCACAGGCCGGTGCAATCGCCAACGTTCGGTCTGAATATCAGAGCGGTACTCTAGGAGACAGATTCACTATAACTGGCATTACTGGTGCTAACCCAGGTGTTGTTACTACCTCTGCTTCTCATGGTTATGTTAATGGTGACCGAGTACAGATCAATGATGTAGTAGGTATGACTCAGGTTAACGGTAACGTATATACAGTTAAAGGTAAGACTGCTACTACGTTCCAACTAGCTGATGATAATAACACTAACGTAGATACAACTAACTATACGACCTACGCTTCTGGCGGTATCGTTCGTAAGAGACTTACAGGCTTAGCAGTTGATGCCTTCCGGTCTGCTGACGTAGGTAAGTACATCCTTATGAATGGTGGTGTGCTTCAAGTGGTTACTGTTAATGCAGCTGATGATATAGATTGTGAGATCATTAAGTCACTTAACAACACAGACACGACAGGCAACTGGACGCTAGAAGTAGACACATGGGATAGTACACGAGGATTTCCTAGAGCAGTTGGTCAGTACGAACAGCGCTTAATATTCGGTGGCACAACAGCCCAGCCACAGAACATATGGATGTCTGAGATTGGTATCTTTGAGGGCTTCGGAGCCGGACCAGATGATGAAGATGCTTTGGATATTGAGCTGGTGTCAAATGAAGTTAACGAGATTAATTGGATCTCTCCTTCTCGCGATCTTGTTGTTGGCACGTCTGGTGGTGAGCTTACTGTGTCTGGGGGGACTGCTGCTGCAATTACCCCTAGTAATGTTATACAGCAATCTCGCACGTCTTATGGAAGCGACACGCAACAAGTTTCAAATGTAGGTGATGAGATTCTGTTCATTCAGAACTCAGCACGTAAGGTTAGAACATTCCGTTATGACTTTAACATTGATGGTTATACAGGTGAAGACCTGACCTACTTAGCTGAGCATATCACAGAAGGTGGTCTAGGTGAGATCATATACGCACAAGAGCCAGATACAACTATCTATGCTATCACTACTAATGGTGACATGATAACTGGTACTTATGACAGATCTAAGAAGATCATTGCTTGGACAACCTTTGCTACTGATGGGAGTTACGAGAATGTACAGACTATTGGTAAGAGTGAAGAGGATCAAATCTGGACTGTGGCCAAGCGAACGGTTAATAGTGCTACTAAACGATTCATTGAACTCTTTGTGCCCGGTGACGGTCTCGATGATTTACACGCTTTTCAAGATTCTTTCTTGACTTTATCGCTAAACAAGACTATAACTAATATAACGGCTGCAAGTCCTGCGGTTGTAACAAGTGCTAGTCATGGCTTTAGTGATGGAGATAAGGTGATAATCAAAGACTTAGTAGACCCAGCAGATGCTGACTTAGATGCAGATGCTACGAACATGTCCAGTTTAAACAACTGTTCATTTACGGTCGCTAATAAGACAGCCAATACCTTCGAGCTAGGTACCCTAGATACCTCAGCTTACAATGCTTACGGCTCCGGCGGTAATGCTTGGGAGAAGGTAACATCTGTTGGTGGTCTTGATCACTTAGAAGGAAAGGCAGTTGCTATTAGAGCAGACGGGGCTAAGCTTCCGAATGAGACAGTATCTTCTGGTACCATCACTTTAGATGAATCAGCTGGGGAGATCGTAATAGGTCTACCATTTACCACTACCATCAAGACATTAGGTCATGAGTTTGATAGTGGAACAGGTTCAATGCAAGGTCAACGAGTTAGATGGTCACGCCCTCTGCTCCGTGTATTAAACAGTACACGTCCTCTGATGAACGGGGAGTTCTTACCGAACCGTAACGCAGCTGATAAGATGGATAAGAAGGTGCCTTTATTCTCAGGCTTCCTTGAATATGGTCCTCTTAACTGGAGCAACACTAGCGCACTGACAATAACATTAACAGACCCACTGCCTTTAGAGGTATCTGGAATGACGGGGTCTATAGACAGCGGAGTTAAATAATGGCTTTATTAGATGATGTGCTAGGTATCGGGGGTCAGTTCTTAGGAGCTGGCCTTCAATTCGGAGCAGCCCAAGAGCGTGCTCAGTCTATCATTGATGGTGCTGAGATCTCTGCTGCTGCTTCAGGCATGACTGCGGCAGGGTATAGACAGTCAGCTAGGGCCGTTGAACAAGCTGCTCAGTTTAACCAAAGCATAGATGCTCTTAATCTATCACGTAGACTAGACTCTATAGCTAGAGCACAAAGACTTACGACTGGTAAGCAGTTGACAGCTCAGGCTACTTCTGGTTTATCATTAGGCAGCAAGTCCTTCTTAATGGTACAGAGTGAGGCTAGATCAATGTTTGAGACCTCATTGCTTAACGTTAGAATAGATGCTGAGAACCAACGTAGATCTAACAGGTTCCAAACACAAGTACAACAAGCTACACTTGAGAACAAGGCAAGAGCTGCTGAGTTTCAGGCTTCTTCATCCAGGGCAATAGCCCAAGCACAGGCCCGTCAGGTTACTGATTCGGCTACTGCTGATTTAGTTGGTACGGGAGTCAGAGCGTTATCTGGCAGTTTAGGGACTCTATTAGGAGGCAAGTAACATGGTTAGAATAGTCAGACCAGAAGGCCAGCCCCAACAAGGTAGAGCCAGCATCAACCAATCACTAGCTGCTACAGCTGGTTCTGGTTTAGGTGCCTTAGGCAGCGCGGTTGCTGCTGCAGGTAGAGCAGTGCAACAACTAGATCCAGGTGCAGGTTCTCGTAAGATAGGCAAGATGGCTGAGGTTGAAAGTAAGAAGTACTTTGACGAGACCAAAAGAGCACACCAATCAGCTATGCTGTCTAACTCAATGAATGATGCTACACTTGAGTTCATGAAAGCACAACAACAACGTGTATCACAAGTACAGGACGACAAAGGTAACCCTACGTTCATGTCCCTTACCGATGATATCGGACAGTTAGGTAAAGATACTGCAGATCGTATCAGTAAGAATATCTCAGACCCTGAGGTTGCTGCTGCGTTTAAAGCTAAGTTCCAGAACTATACATCTAAGCAACAGGTACTGTCTCTTAAGACTGCACGTACACAGCAAGTAGGTTTCGCTCGTGCTTCTTTAGATAAGGGACTTGGTGGTTTAGCTATTCAGGGAACCAGTGATGACCTAGCTAACCTAGAGTCATACATAGGTCAAGGGCATCAACAACTTAATGAAGCCTTACAGTCTGGTGCCATCTCTCCTGAGGAACATCAGAATAGGCTAGAAGACTTCGTACTTACTACTAGGTCTGGTGCTTATGAGAATGTAATAGACCAGGACACTACAGCTGCCAGCGCTTTGCTGAGCCAGAATGCAGAGTCACTAGGAATTACTGAGAAGGCTAGAGATCAATTAAACAGAACTCTTGATGCTAAAATTAGGGCTGATGAGATTGAAGCCAAGAAAGCAGCCGCTACTTTACAGAGAGAGCATAAGAACCAACAAGCATTATTGATACAAGATGCTGAACTAAGAATGGAGACTGATAGTCTTCGTGAAGATGACCTGCTTAAGATGGAAGATCAATTAGATCCTCTAGCCTTCGGTAAGTTAAAGCTTAAGTTTGTTAAACACGCTAGACAGTCTGCTAAGACTAATGCTAAGATGTCACAAGTCAGTGATCTCATATCTTCTGGTGGCAGTACGGATGGCGTATCACCTAAGACAGTTGATGAGCATTACAAACGTATGACAGAGTCACAACAATTAGCTACGGGTAAGGCTCCTGGTCTTCCTCAAAGAGCTCAGATCGCAGCCAGCTATAACGGTAAGGTCAGAGGGTTCGCTAAGGAAGTAAGCCAGTCCTTGTTATCTGGTGACCCTGCATCTGCTGCTGAAGCTGTAAGTGCATACACATATATCAGAGACCGTGATTCTAAAGCTCTTGATGGTAACATCTTCACCAACAAAGCTGAGGCTGTAGCTGAATATGCTGAGCTTCTTAGTGAGCGTGGTGGCATGAAGCTTGAGGATGCAGTTCAGGTAGCTAAGGAAGCTGTACTAACTGCTGATGATCCTATCCAAAAGGAACGTAACAAACAGTTCCGTAAGATCAAGGACTTCAAGTTAGACAGACTAGAAGAGACTACTGCTGATGACCTAGACGCTGAAAACTTCTTTGGTGTTAACAAGGCTGTAAGTACTGATTCTCAAATGACTTATAGAAGATTCGTACAAGAAGCTTACGTAGCTACTGGAGACGAAGACGCTGCACGGAAGATAGCTAAGAACAAGATGGATAAGACACATGCTGTATCTGCCTTCAACGGTGATGAACAGTATATGTTTGCTCCTCCTTCTAAGTTATTCCCTAACATACCAGAGCAAGCACTTAGATCTCAGATGGAAGAACAGATGATTCCCTTTATTCCTCAAGGACTTGAAGGTAAAGACATGATGATCTTCTCTGACAGAACTACTCTTGGTACTAAAGTAACCTTGCGTAATACTGAAACTGGTGCTATAATACATAAAGAAGTACCAAGCTATGGTATTCAATACATGAAAGAGATAGCACCTGGTGTTATGGTTGCTACTCCTTTGGTTGACCCTAAGACTGGTAGTCTAGTAAGATGGTACCCAGAAGAAGGTGAAGCGAAGCAAAGGCTTATGAAGGAAAGAGAAGAAGGACGTGCAGCCAAGGGATCTTCTGCTGTTGAGGCAGATAAGATCAAGAGAGCACAACAGAAGCTTGGTGTAGACGAAGCAGGTCACACGCTGTTTGGCGTAACAACTAAGTAATGAGGATATACTATGGGCGTAATGACAGAAGAAGATTTCTTAAAGAATGTCGTTGGTGGGGAGACAGAGGCCATACAGGTTGAGTCTGATGACCAAGCGCCCTCAGTACCAGACACAGAAGGTACTATAGAGAATGAAGACCCAACACTGCTTGAGAAGATGGGTGCTGCATTCGGTAAGAATAACACTATAGTAGGTGCTGTTACTGCTGCCGATGAGGGACTAGCTTTAAAGAAGGGACAAAACTTTGACTTCGACCCATATGAAAACGATATGGAGAAGATAGCTGGATATGAAGATAGACCCGATGCGTTCATAGGTGCTGACAGTGATGAGGAAATGGACCTCATAAAGAAGAAACTAGACAGAGAAGATTCATTTAACGAGATACTTAGCAGTGGCTCAACATGGTCTACTGTTACTGCTGAACTAGCTGCTGGTATTGCTGATCCTCTGATCCTACTTCCTGTAGTTAAGGGAATATCTGTAGCATCTAAAACAGGTATGGCACTTCAAGGAGCAGCACAAGGAGCAGGTATAGGATTAGCTGCAAGTGTTACTCGTGAGTCTACGTTCCAAGGAATGCAAGAGTCTAGAGGAATGGATGAGTCAGTTCTTAATGTACTGACAGAGAGCGCAATGGGAGGTATCCTTGGGGGTGCTGTAGGTGCTCTGTCTAAGTCAAGTAATTCTGCTGCCCGTATGGTTCTCACTAAGGCCATGAGAGGCGAAGACTTTATGATGAAGGTTGGAGAGGACGGTGTTCCCTTTGTTGAAAGAAGTGTCGGTGCATCTGAGGTAACTAATGCTCTTGAAGATGAAGGCCTAGCTCGTATTAATGAGACACTTGCTGGCATTACTGGTGGTGGTTTTGATTTCTTAAAGTCACCTAGTCTTCGTGGTGTTACCAGTTCCTTTGGTACCATGAGACAGTTCACCAATAAGATGTTTAATCATAACTTCATTATAGGTAAAGAGACAAAGGGAGTAAGCAGAGGAGATGTAGCTGAGAACCTTATCCGTCGTGATGATGCACAGCTTACTAAGATTAACAAGACGGTTAATGACCTGTATCTAAATCACACAGGAACCGGGGCACTGAGAGCATCTGTTAGCACACCTAAGGGTAAGTTATCCTTCACTAAGTTCAATGAGAGAGTATCTAAAGTTCTTAGAGATGATACATATGAAGACGCTATCCCAGAGGTTAATGCTGCTGCCAAGCTGTATCGTACTCAAATGGATGCTACATATAAGAAGATGGCAGAGCTTAAGCTTCTTCCAGATGACATAGACCCTAAGCTGGCTAAGAACTATCTAACTCGTATATATGATACATCTAAGCTAAACAACCTGGAAGTGCGTAACTCCTTTATCAATAAGGTTGGTGGCTGGTATAGAACTCATAACCCAGACGGTTCTCTTAGAGCAACCCCAATGGATGAGCTAGACGCAATGGAAGCAGCTCAAGATACTCTGGATAAGATAATGAGACAAGGTGATGCTGCCTTGGCTTTCAATGACATGCCAGAGCAAATCATATCTAAAGGTAAGTTCACTAAAGAGCGTATGTTACTTATGCCAGACAGTGAGCTTGAAGAGTTCTTAGTAAATGACGCACAGGAGTTGGTGACTAATTATACTCGTCGTGCTAACTCTATGATTCGTGTTCAGAATGCGATGAATGAAATGGGGTTTGAAAGCCTTCAAGACTTAAGAGTATCAATGAAGTCTGAGAAGGACAGGATGCTTGCTGGTATTACGGACACTAAAAAGAGAGCTAAGCTAGAAGATCAGTTTGCTAAAGACACAGCTCTTATGACTGACATGTATCGTATGATGACCGGAAGCATATCTAAGCCAGGCGGTGCCGATAGACTAGTAAGAACATTGATGCAGTATCAGTTCACTAGGCTTCTTGGTGGTGTGTTAACCTCTTCTTTCCCTGAGCTCGGTATGGCTCCTTTAAAGTATGGGCTGTTAAATACACTGAAGGATGGCTACCTTCCTATGGTAAGAGACTGGAAGGCAGCTAAGCTATCTAAGGATCAACTTAAGGATCTGGACATAGGCTTGGAACATGAGACAAGTAATATCCTTAGGATACTATCTGACCATGGAGTAGAGACAGGAAGACGTACAACTGAGTATGATCGAATCATGTCAAGCATTACTGACAAGTTCGGTAAAGCAACTGGTCTTACACACTACACTTCATTTGGACGTAGGCTAGGTGCTTCTGTTGCGATGTCTAATACTGTAAGACTTCTTCGTCAATCACAAGCAAAGGGACTATCAAAGGCTCAGATAACTAAGCTAGCTAATACTGGTATAAGTGAATCTGACTATGGTAAAGTCCTTAAGATGATTGACAAGCATAGTCAAGAGAGTGGTGGTTCTTTTATATCTAATCATCATATGTGGTCAGATCAAGAAGCAGCTACTATCTTTCGCAACTCTATACAGAACCAGGTTGAGACTGTTATCCTTAAACCAGGTAAGGGAGATATACCTGTCTTTGCTCAGAAGCATACCCTTGGTAAGTTGGCCTTTCAGTTTAAGTCCTTCATGAGTGCTGCTACTGGTAAGATCACTATCAGGGGAATGCAGGATAGGGACGCCAAAACAGCAGCAGGTATTGTATACCTAACTGCTCTTGGTGTTACCAGTCAGATAGTCAAGGATAAGATAGCTGGAAGAGAAACTACTGATGATCCTACTCAGTTAATCCTAGAGGGAGTCAGCAGGTCAGGTATGATGGGACTCATAGGTACTACCCTACTTGACACAGGTATGACCATGTACGACAGAAAGTCTAGGCGGTATGCTGGTAAGTTTGTACAAGGTAACGTCTTTGGTCCTACGGGTAGTCAGATTGGCGACATAGTAGACATAATGGGACGTATGGCAGACGGAGACGTAAGCGAGTCAGATCAGAAAGCAGTTCAGAGAATGATACCTTTCTTGAATCTGTTCTACATCCAGGCACTAATGAACGAAGCACTCAACGACTAACAGGAGCTACACATGACTATATCCGCAGCTTACAGCGCAGATAATTACGCAGGTAACGGCAGCACTACGGTGTTCGCTGTAACATTTGCGTTCTTAAGTACAGCTACAAACCTTAAGGTGTCTATTAAAGTAGACTCTACTGGGGTGATTACAACTCAGACATTAACCACTCACTATACTGTGTCTGGTTCTAATGTTACTATGATTACAGCTCCTGCTTCTGGTGAGACGCTTATCATAGAACTTAACCCTGACTTTAAGCAGACTTCTGATTATGCTGAGAACAGTGCCTTCCCAGCTGAAACGTTAGAGACTGACTTAGATGAGCGTACTCTTGAGGGTCAGATCAATAATGATAATGTAGACCGCAGCTTGAAGATCGATGCTTCTGTTACTGGCGTAGACGGTACGATTGTTGCTAGCTCCACTAATGCTACTAATGCTAGTAAGTTCGTTAGATTCAACTCAGCTGGTGATGGGTTTGAAGTACAAGCCTTATCTGCTACTGCTGGTCTTGCTGACATAGTAGATGATACTACTCCTCAGTTAGGTGGAGACTTAGATGCTAATGGTAAGAACATACTGTTTGATGATGCTACAGGTATCCAAGATAGTAATGGTAATGAACAACTAACGTTCCAAGAGACTGCTTCTGCAATCAATCAGCTAGAGATTACTAATGCTGCTGCTGGCTCTGAGCCCAGACTAGCTGCTACTGGTGATGATACTAACGTATCTCTTGAGCTAGCTGGACAAGGAACAGGTACAATTAATGTCGTTGGTAACGCTACTCAGTCTGGTGCTATTCGTATCTATGAGGACACGGACCAAGGTAGTGCATATGTTGGGCTGACAGTTCCTTCTAATACTGGCACTCCTTCTGTAACTTACTCATTGCCTGATGGCGATGGGTCTAGTGGTGATGTTCTTAGTACTGATGGTTCTGCGGTAATGTCTTGGATAACTCCTGTTACTGCCAGCTCTACTACTACCTTTACTAACAAGACCTTTGATGCTAATGCCACAGGTAACAGCTTATCTAATGTTGATGTTGCTGACTTAGCTAACGGTACAGATGGTGAGTTGATTACTTGGGATGCTAGTGCTGCTCCTACTACGGTAGCTGCTGGTACTTCTGGTCAGGTACTAACATCTAACGGGGCAGGTGCTGCTCCTACATTCCAGGCTGCCGCAGGTGCTGGTAAGGTTGGGCAAGTATTGCAGACAGTATTGTCTAGTACGTTCTCCACTACTAGCACTACTATGACAGACTTGACCGGATTGTCTGTAACCATAACTCCTACAGCTACTTCTAGTAAAATACTAGTGATGTATACTGTAATGTCTGGAGCAGGAATCTACAGGTACTGTGCACAGCTAGTACGGGACAGTACTGCAATAGCAATAGGTGACACAGCCGGCAGTCGTACCAGGAGTTCTACCGCAGGTCTGGGCACTGCTAATGAAGTAAACTCTGAGTCGATGACGTTCCTAGACAGCCCCTCTACAACCTCTGCCACTACCTACAAGGTACAGGGACTAGTAGAGTCTGGAGGTACACTGTACATCAACAGGTCTTCAGCAGATTCGGACGCAGCTACGCTTCCTAGAGGTGCAAGTACAATCACAGTTATGGAGATATTAGCATGATAAACATACAAGATGCATTAGAGTTCAAGTATAAAGGATGCCAATACTCCTGTGGAGAGACCTATGAGTCTCTAGTCTGGATGGACGAGGGGGTAGCTAAGCCGACAAAGACAAAGCTTGCCGCAGCATGGAAAGAGCTCTTAGCAGAAAGAGAGAAGTATGCATATGTAGCTAAGAGGATAGCGGAGTACCCTCCCATATCTGAGCAGCTAGACATGCAGTTTAAAGACAAGCTCAACGGCACAGACACATGGGCATCAGCAATTGCGATAGTGAAAGCTAAGTACCCTAAGCCAGAGTAACACTAACTAACAGGAGAGAGCATCATGGATTCAGTAGTACTGGGAATAATAGGACTTATAGTATCCGTGATGCTTGCCTTGTTTGGTATAGTATTCAGGAGGATGAACGAGATGGATAGTAGATTAAGAGAAGCACCGAGTAGGGAAGAGGTCCGAGAGCTAGTTCAGGATAAGCTAGCCCCTATTGACGTCCTCCAGAAAGAGATTAAAGAAGACGTCAAGTCTATCAATCGTAAGTTAGATAAGCTTTTAGACAAAGGTTAAAAACGCTCCTGGCCTTAAGCTGGATAGTGGTCCCTAGCTAACTGGAAATGGGGGCCATCCATGAAAGGTGTCTTACCTTTACTTCGTCTTAGGTCAACGTAGTTATTGGACAATTGCCTTGCGCTGCATTGAGCGTCAGTAAGGTATGTATGCCAAGCTGCGCCCCACACAATCGTAACACCTAATTGAGTAGCTGCCTGTCTCATGGCCTCTGCTACTTGATAGATTGGTGTCCAGTCCCAACTAATCCTACCATCGATATAAGGTACCAAGTCCACTGCGTGGCCTGTGATGTGCCTAGAATCCATTGTCTTAGAAGCCCCTGACCTTACAAGCTTAAGCTGTCTTTCCGTCGTACGAAGCCCCTCAATCACAGCAAAGTCTACTGTAGTATACTGTAGTGCTAATCGTACTACTGCTACTAGATCCTCATGAACTCCCTCTAAACTCTTCTCTGATCTTCTGCCGAATTTATAGTTACTCATCTTCTAGCCTCCTCAGTACAGTTAGTTTCTCTTCGTCTGTCATGTCCATCCAGCTCTCTATCTCATCATCAGTACGACCACACCCCTTGCAAACATCACCATTAAACGTCTGTGTACATTCTCGCTTACAAGGCGATTCTATATACATACCTAACCTCCTAGCTTCTTGAACGGGGTAAAGGATGTCTCGAACTGTACTTGTTGTCCTACCTTTAAGCTCTTAGGACTACGCATCTTATAGCCTATCCGCATACGTAAACCATATTTCCCACCTGGTGAGTAAGGTATCACAGCATATAGCTCACTGTACTTGCGTCCATTGTATTCTAACGTATTGAAGTACCAGCCCTTGCGATACCCTTCTTTGTCACCCACATACCAGAAGGACTCACTATCATCATACTTTATGTCACCCTTCACGTCATATATGAAGGTAAGCTTAGACACAGTAAAGCCCATGACTACGAACTTAAAGTAATATGCTGGGTTACGTATTGCAATCCAACGATACCTGTGCCATAATAACTTAAAGAACCCAAAGTCAGGATTAAGAGTAAGCTGATGTATGTCAGGTGCTATCTCTTTTCCTGGTATGAAGTACCCTATCTTTACACGTTCTGAGGTGGGACCAAGTAGGCCATCTATATCTGTATGCTTGTTATCTGGTAGGTGTGACTCATGGTTATCGAACCACCGAAACATCCTCGGAAGTTGCTCTTGGCCTTTAGGTACGAAGGGAAGTATGAAGGGAAGTAATAACATACCTGCTATCTCCACAGGGAAGACACAGAACACGTATCTTAATATGTACTTACATATAATTAGTTTCATTTATATATACTCCTATATAATCCAAGTATCTCTAATATAATATATACAATGCTGCCCGTAACAAAGCCCCAGTTACCACTATGCACAAACACTAATAAATACCCCGTGCTCCCTAGCATCGTAAGTATCCAGCCTGCCGTTCTTGTATGTGTAGACCAAGCCAGCAGAAATGTCCCAAACAATCCAAGTGCCGTTGCTATCCATTCGAGCATCATATACATTGTTCATTTTCCCCACCCCTGTGTGATTACGTGAAAGACCCTGCGTATCACTAGATTCTTTATCAACATCCCTAAGGTAAGGCCTAGTACCACTTCATACGATAGGCCGAACCCTAAGAACACCCCCATGCTTGCTCCAGTATTAACTACTGCTTCGATCAGTGACCCTAGTTTACTCTGTGAGTTAGCCATACTACCTCCAACTTCTGCTGTTATGGACTAAGTATAGCATAGATTGCTAGTAATACAAGTATACCTGGTATCATTATTAAAGCTGTCATAATATATCTGCTCCTGATTCATTCACTGTTTCCCAGAATGATTCTCTTACTTCACTTATTAGAGTACCTTCCTCCTCAGTTAGTTCCCTCTTGCCAGATGGGTGCTGGTTATATTTATCCATAGTGCGCAGCTTCTGGCCAAACTCCTCTAGTGCAGCATGCAACTGATGTGCTTGCATCATCATATTATATGTGTACAGTTGTGATTCATCGCCCATGTCAAATGTCATAGTAACCATAGGACCAGGCACCCGTGCTTCTTCTTCATAATCGTAGTGGTGTATGTTCATTTGCGTTTCTCCACTGATCTGCCTATACCGTATATGCCAAGGAAGGCACCTGAGATCTGAGCTAGGAACTCATTCATTGGAACAAAGCCCATGCCCATAGCAATCAGGAGACAGGTAAGACCTAAACTAACTATCGGTCTCCATGACTTGCTTAATAGATTACCATGTTGCTGCTCAGCTTTAGCCACTGAAGCGTTAGCCTCAATGACTGTGCTCTGTAGCTCCATCATCTTAATACTAACCTGTGCTTCTATCTGTGCTAACTGATTACGTAACTGCATTCGTTCCTCATCTGAGGTATGTACGTTATCAATCAGGTCAGCAGCAGGTTTAAAGATATCACCTAAGAACCCGAATAAACTCATGTGTCCTCCTCGTGGATAAGACCACGTTTAATTCTAGTGTACATCATTAACGCTCTAGTTGCAAGGTGTAACAGTGGATCAATCCCTGTTTCCTTATCTTCCCTTACACCAGAACTAGACTCTGCTAAGTGCCTAAACATACTGGCGTGCATATCTTTATGGCTTGACTTAGACCCATTAGGGGATGCCCAATTGGCATCTCCCCCAGGTTTGTCATGCTTCCTAGCACCGAACTCTACTACAGTTAAGAAGTCGTAGAACTCAGGAGACATGTACTTCATGTTAACATTAATCTCCTCATCCTCAAAGGGATCATAGAAGTTACCCATATCATCTATTGAGTCTGGCCACTCATCATCGCTGTAGTCTACGTCTAAGTCTTTCAGCAACAGAGGCTCATCATACAGTCCCATGTCCTGGTTCTTCTCTGCTAGGTAGTCTAGCTTCTTCTCTCTTTCCATCTTCTGCCACAGATAGTCTTCATCTACCCTATCCCAGTCTATGTCATCCCACGTTTTATTACTCATCGTCATCTCCTGGAAACGGACATTCAAACTTCATGTTGTAGATATCATCTTCTAACCATTTATCTACAGCTGACTGAAGTCCTCGTGCACCTGTGCCCTTACTGTCTGCCTCATCAACCATCTTCCTAATGTAATAGTTAGATGCTTGCATCTCATATCCTAAGAAATCACACATCTCTTTATATTCAGGTAAGATATGATCTACTAGTATAGACCTTAACTGCTTCCTGTCAAGTCTATCTAACTCCCCTATGCTGGATATCCTACCTACCAGCTGGGTAATCATACCTCCCTTCTCTAGCTGCTGATGCAGGTCAACTACAGGTGGCTGTATCTCACCACTGAATCCCATAGCTGGCTTGGCTCTGGCTGCTGCTAAGTGTCTGATCTGAGGAAAGTTACCAGCAAACACAAACATCATACTACTTGTGTCTAGGTGTTGGTCCTTAGCTACTGGTAGTTTCATTCCCTCTACTATCTTTAACAAACCATACTGAGTCTTACGGTTATGGTCTGTCCCTGACTTGCCCACAGCAGGCATACACATCTTATCTACTTCATCTAAGAACACTACTGTAGATGCTAGTGCAAACTTATCACGCCAGTTGGCACGGTAATGCTCTTCTAGTAAGTCTTGTACATCGTCACCCTCCCAACCTCTGGCGCTTAATGATGTACAGTCAATCTCTAGCAGGGGTGCCATCTTATACTTTGATATCTCACCTACTGCCTTGATTGCTTCTCTTACTATCAGTGTCTTACCACTACCACTTGGCCCCATGAGTAGAGAGTTAGACTTTTTAAACTGCTTGCCTCCCATCCCTAAGCTCATGCATCTTGCAAAGTGTAGAAACATAGCCGTACTAATAACCCGCCTGGCTTGCTTCTGCCCTACCACAGACTCACCAATATACTCGTTGATCTTCTTCGGACTGATTATATTCATAGTCTCTCCTTAGTACACTTTGCCAACCCACTTACCTTTACTGTCTAAGTACATGGGAATTAGTCTAGGTATTCCATTCTCAATCACACCGATACCTAAGATAGGTCGCTTAGTCTGTAGCTTATTATACTCAAAAGCTAATGCCTTGTGGTCAATCAAGCAACCTACTGTCATGCCCCAGTTCAATGAGCGTGGGCTAGATGTATACGCTATCTCGAACTTGGAATGGTAATGACCTTGTACACAGGACATCCCCATCTGTTCGGCTGCTTTGAGTACGTTGGCTGCGAACTGGTGCTTGAAGATGATGTCTTGAACCTTGTGCGCCTTAACAATAATTTCTTCGTGCCACTGCCAGCCGTCGTCAACAAGTAAGACATCGTTATAGTCCTTTAAGAAGTGTCTAGGAATCCCACCTGCTTTACCTCGACGGTAGCTAAGTGAGCCGTGGTTACTGTGCACTAGGTCCATCTTAGGAAATATCTTCTTTAATTCCTTGACACCTTTCTGTGCTGCAATTAACTCATCACCTGGTGAAAGTAAATCAGGATCACTATCATGAAAAGATATACCATGATTATCCACTTCATCACCAATGTTAATGATACGTGTTGGGTCAAAGCTTTTCTTCACTGCCTTCAAGAAAGCAAATGAATCAGGATGATGGTACGGCATATGAAGGTCGCTTATTACTAGAATACGTTTATCTTTAGCTCTCATTATTCACCCCCTCGATAACACAGGTACATATATAGTCAGCGAAGTCTTCTTCAACACAGACCTTAACATAATCCAGACCACCGTCAATGCTTATCTTACCACATGCACAGGTAACAAAGTCATGTCGATGCTTAGACTCAATCGCATCTCCACACTGCCTACACACTGCAGAGTTCCTCAGTAGATTCTCACTCATTATACAAACCTCCTAGTAACTTCCATTATATCTATGGTCTCATCTACTACATCAGGTTCCCAGCCCTTCTTCACTTCCTCCTTGGGTTCTTCCTT